TAGATTATTTTTTAAAAAAAAAAAAATAATTGTTAATTAAATTCTATATTATTTCATCTTACTCAAATTGTGTGTGCCACTTAGTACCTTTACACAAGTCGGACCGCTCCTTATCAAAGCAGGTCCCACAGCCACAACCCACAGTTTCCACTTTTTGATTAAATTTGGAGTCTTTGAACATACTATGGATAGCTTCTTGTCTTTCTTTAGTTAGACTAGTTATTTGTAATGTTAATGGTTTGCCACAATTGTTGAATTCAGAGGCATACGCGAACATATTTTTCACAGTTTCCACCCGATTAGTATCAAATCTTAATTGTTTGCCACCATTGTTGAATTCATAGGCATACGCGAACATAAACATCATATTTCTGACTTTACTAGTATCAAAATTTATTTCTTGATTAAAATTCATGGCAGAATAGAACATCTCTTTCATAGTTTCCACACTACAATTTTTAATATATATATTAATTTAAATAGTCCATTTAAGAGCGCTTTTTTGTATTAATTAACGCTTTCTCAGTCCCAGCATTTCTGTTGCGTTTTATGTGATTCTGTATTGATTCTTGCTTCCTTTGAGCTTGCGTCATTTTTGCAGCTGCCTGCTGTTTAGCAGCTTCTCGTTTTGCAGCTGCAGCTTCTAGTCTTGCAGCTTCCAGTCTAGCAGCTTCCAGTCCAGCAGCTTCCAGTCTTGCAGCTTCTTCCTTTGCAGCTTTTATTCTTTCAGCTTCCAGTCTTGCAGCTTCCAGTCTAGCAGCTTCCAGTCCAGTAGCTTCCAGTCTTGCAGCTTCTTCCTTTGCAGCTTTTATTCTTTCAGCTTCCAGTCTTACAGCTGCTTCAATTTTTTCTGCGACTGCCTGTTCTTTTGCAGCTTTTTGTTTTGCAGCTGTTTTAAGTTTTTCTGCGGTTGCACGCTTTTTTGCAGTAGCCTGTTTTTCAGCTGCTATTCTTGCTGCAGTAGCCTGTTTTTCAGCTGCCTGTTTTTCTGCCTCTGCCTGTTTTTCAGCTGCTGCCTGCTTATGTCTATCTGTGGCTACTACTTCTTCTTGCTTCAATTTATCTGATACACGCATCTCCAGATATACAAGACTGTCATTGTCCTTCGTCGGCGTGCTCCACCACCATTCCATGAATTTTTTATCAGATAATGTAATATTGAACGCATTGGATAACTGGCTTGACTTTACTATTTCATTAACCTTAGGGCACGTTTCATATTTGTGTCTAATTCTAAAAATAATCCATTCCTCACTATCTTTATTGAAATAAAGGTAGATTTTATTTGCATCTTTTACGTTATTATACGATTTAGGTTTATTATACGATTTAGGTTTATTATACGATTCAGGTTTGTATTCATACACAGTCCCCATTTTGCCAATATTACTAATATGCTTGTTGCAGGATTGCAAGAATATTTCTTTTTTTTCTTCATCAGATATAGGAATGTATATACCTCTTAATTCTGGTTTGCCCAACACTAGATCATGATCATAAAAATCAGTTGCTAAGATCTCAATTTTTGTGTATCCATCGGAATTTTCTGTTTTCCATTTCCGATAGTTTTCTGGTTTTTTTTTTTTTTTAAGAGCCCCCCTATTTGATTTAATTCTAAAAAATTTCTAATAATAGCTCTACCTAAATTGCTATGAACATTTACATATCTTTTAGTATTTGGATTTTTAATATATTTATACATTTTATATATATATATATATTTTTAAATAAAAAAATATAGTTTGGTTTTTTTGACTTTTTTTTAAATTATACCATTGTAAATTTTTGTATGAATTTTTTTGTTTTACTATAATAATTTTAATTCATAGGTAAATTTAGAGGACCAAATGGAGTGTACTCTCTTTTTGGACATTATAGTCAGATAAAGTTCGTCCATCTTCCAATTGTTTGCCAGCAAAAATTAATCTTTGTTGGTCTGGAGGAATGCCTTCTTTGTCCTGTATTTTAGCCTTAATATTTTCAATAGTATCCGAACTTTCAACTTCAAGGGTAATAGTTTTTCCGGTTAATGTTTTAACAAATATTTGCATTATTTTTGTTTAATATTATATATCTATATATAAATTGAGTTTATCAAATTATGAATTCTTCTTATTTGCTAAGTATAAGGTAAAAATTATTGATTGATAATATTACGATAAAGATTTTTAAGTTGATTTTCGTCTAATTTATACATTTTTTTAGTAGAGTAAACTAAATTACAGACAAGTAATATATTATCCTTATCTATTTGATCTAAATAATTATTTTTGGGCATAATTGCTATATTCCATATATTGTCGGTTCTTTGTTTCATATCGACAATATGAGTCATTTGATGACCGGTTATTGCGCATAAACCTTTTTGTTCAGTTAATAATGTTTTTATAGTTTGAACATCTAAATTAATTTTTTTATTTTTATTTTTATTAATAAATTTTTTTAAAATTATTTTTATAAAATTATCATTTTTAGACATTGAATCTACTATATTTTTTTTTTTACATACTTTACAAAAATTCTGACATTTACTATTATTTGCCGTATTCTTATAAAATTCTGATACATGCTTCAATTTTTCACAAAAATTACAAGTTAATTTATCTAATAATTCATCATAAATAATATTATTTTTTTTATTTAAATATTTTAATTTTCTACAAGATTTACATACAGGATGTCTATTGTATTTACCTATGCTTAGTATATGATAATTATCTAATGATAAATGAATATTACAATCAGTGCAAGTTTTAAACATCAATTAATATATGTTAATAATTATTTTTAGATGATTATATATTAATCATATTATGATTAATTAAATATAGATAAAATTATTATCTAATATAAATATTAATAGAAATGCAAGTATGTCCAGTAGGTTTTTTTTGTTTTGATAAAAATACATTTTTATTAATAATTGTGACAATAATAGTAATAGTAGTATATTTTATACATACTAACAATATTAAATTTGATAAACAAAAATTTAAATTAGAAGATAGGAAAAATCAATATGTATCATTGAAAAATGAATTAAATAATGCTAATTATAAAATAGAGAGTGCAAAAAATAAAATTAATGAAATAGAAGATGATAATGAAAAAATCAAATATAATTTAAATGACCAAATTTATGTTTCCAATAAAGATCAACAAAGAATTTTTAATCCATTGTATGGTCCAGAAAGATCGTATCCACATAGAATTAATCATTTAGGAGTTCCAATAAATATTCCTACAAGAGGTTATAGTGAAGGATATCAACAAGTAGGTGCGTTAATACAAGAAGGTAATGATGATAGTAAAAAAATATTACCGTTATATGGTATGCCAACTTATCCAGGTTCTAGACAATGGCTTTATTACACAGGTTCAGATAATTATTCAGCAGTTAAATTGCCATTAGAAAATCATGGAAAAAATTGTCAAGGAGATTATGGATGTGGGGAAATATATGATGGAGATAATGTTAAAGTAGTAGGATATTCAAGTGATTTTAAAGTTAATTTATATAAATTAGATAAACCAAGATATTTACCATTTATTTATTGATTGATGTATAAATAATATATTAAACTACTTAAACAAATATTATTAAATATATGAAAATGAGTGCAACTATAGAATTATCTAATTTAATACATAATTATATCTGTTATACTCCACAATTTATTGAAGAAATTGCTCAAAACATTCAAACAGAATTATCACCTGATATAATTTTAAATTTACTTGAAATAAAACAAAATAATAAATTCATAAAAAAAAGAAGTCCAATTAAATTGAAATATACTATGAAAACATCGATAGCAGAAACATGGAGAAATGAAAAATTAGAACAAACAATTTCGGATGAAGATAAATTTATAGAAGAATTGAATGGTAATTTAAATAAATTATCAGAAGGAAATTATAATATAATTAAAGAGGAAATAAAAAAATTAGTATTGGAAAATAAAAATAAATATAAAGATTTATTATTAGATTTAATTTTTAAAAAATCAATATCAGAAAAAACATATACATCACTATATGCTAAATTATTAGGTATATTCATAGAAATATATGGAAATAATTTTAAAGATTGTATTTTAGAAAAGACAGAAGAATTTTATAAAGAAAAAATAAATATTAATGTTTTAAATGATAATAATAATTATGATAAATTATGTGAAAATAATAAACAAAAATCAAAAATATTAGGTATATTTACATTTTTAGGAGGTTTATATGAGAATAAAATTATAGAATATAGCATTATAATGAAATATTTTAATATTTTGCTTGAATCTAGTCTAAATGTTTCAAATGATAGTATAAATATTGAAAATTATGTAGAGTGTATTGTGACATTAATTACAAAAATTGGATATAAATTAGAATTGGAATTAGAAAAAGAAAATTTTGATAAATTAATTATGGATAATTTAATTAAAATTTCAAAAGATAATAAAAATTATAAAGCTAGAACAAGATTTATAATAATGGATCTAATTGATTTGCGAATTAATAAATGGAAAATTTAAAGAACTATTTAATAATTATATATATATAATTAATAAATAATAATTATAACAATGAATATTCAAAGATTTAAAATAGTTTTATTAGGAAATTCTTCAGTAGGCAAAACTTCTTTACTACTTAGATATGTAAAAAAAAAATATGGTAATATTTTTTCAAGCACAATAGGATGTTCATTTATGGCAAAAATTGTTGAAAAAAATAATATTAAATATGGTTTAGATTTATGGGACACTGCAGGTCAGGAAAGATATAGATCATTATTACCAATGTATTTTAGAAATGCTAATATAGCAATAATATGCATTTCAATTATTGATAATTTAGACGAAAATTATAAAAATATTAATTTTTGGTTACAAGAATTAGATAAATATAATGACTTAGATAACAGGCATATAATTATTGTTGGAACAAAAAGTGATTTATTAAGTAATAATGATAGTATTAATTTTGTCAATAATATAAAAATCAATAATAAATATAAAAATATACCTTTGTATGTCACTTCATCGAAAGATGATATTAATGTAAATAAACTATTTGACGATTGTATTACATATCTTATAAATAATCAAAAAATAAATGTAAATCAAGATAAAATAGAAGATATAAAATTAAATAATTCTTATTCTTATTGTAAAGGTTGGTATGATTTTTATAACTTATGTTGATGGTATACCCAAGAGTTCTTTTAATTTATCACTATTAAATGGTTGATTATTTGGGATATCTTGAAGAACTGTTTCAGGTTGATTTGTAGGAATAGGACTTGTAGCACCTAAAATGTTAGTCAATAATGAACTTCTTACATAATTACTATCATATACTGGAAATGATTTAATAGAATTACTAAATACAGATGGAGTGCTTGATCCTATTGCTCCTATAGACTGTTGTAATTTATCTGTAAGAATTGGTATTCTTTCTAAAAGTGAATTATCATTATTTAATTCTACAGAATTATCTTTCACTTCTACTTGTTTAACATATTCATCTGATAAATTATCATTAGTATAATATATAAGTGCACCTAAAACACATATATTTTCAGGGTTAACATGCGGAAGTTCAATTATTATGTAATTTCCTTCATCATCTAAGGTAGGATCTAATGTTGAATTTTTATTTTCTAATGTGTAAATAATATCTATCCAATTATTTACGAGTCCATGACCATATAAACATTTTTCTTTGTCGGAAGATATACCAGCCTCAAAAATATTAACTTTAGGACAATTTCCGTCAATGTCGGTTCCTTTTGCATTAACTTTTATTTTTTTAACTCTAAGTCCATCTTTTATAGTTGAAATAGCATACAAAGATGGAGGAACATATATAGGAGTATTGTAGTAATCTTCTACTTTACATAAACCGATTCCTATTAATTCTTTATCAGTTGTATAATCAGATTTTAAAACTATAGAATATTGATCAGATGATGGAATAACTGATGACCTACTTGAAAATATTGTTTGCACTGAATTTGTATAATTTGTATTAAAGAATGTTTCTGGATATCCTACTTCTAAAGGATGAATATTTGTTGCATTAGGAGCACCTATATAAATTAATGTTGTATCACTACTTGATTCTCTTGAGCAGGCTACTGTAATTTCAACATGATTAAAATTATTACTTATTATTTGTTCTTGACATTCAAGATCAGCTGTTCTATGAACAAGATCTTTTTCTTCAAAATAATAATCTGATACACTGAATTCAAATAATAATCTATAAACTTGACAATCTTCTCTGATTGCTGATGCTATTTTAGTATTTTCTTTATATAATTTTCGTGCATCTAATAAATTTTTAAATATAATTTTTGAATTTTTTTTACAATTTTTTATAGGACTGATGTAAGGTGTAAATTGAAATTTTAAATGATTAGATTTGTTAACTATATCTTCTAATACACATTCTATTAATCTTGTCATTTCATCATTAGTATGAGATGTTAAATTCATTTTTTCCCAATAAGCTGTATTACCATAACAAACATTACTTGCTACATAATCTGGTATATGGTTTACTAATGTTTTTTGTATAGCATTTGGAGCAATAGCACTATCAATATTATTATATAATAATTTTGCACAAGAATTTAGATTAAATAAATCTCGTATTTGAGTTGCAGATATAACATCTCCACTAGTGCTTAATGTTATAGGAGTTGCGGATGTATTTATAAGATCTTCAATATTAATTTTAGTATTATTTAAACTAGTATTAATAGATTGATTTGAAAATGGATTTTCTAATCCACATCCATTCATTGTATACACTTGAGATGATCTTGTTGCAAATCCACCAGTGCCTAAACGTGTGACATTTATTCTAGGAACATTATTACCTGTTTTATTAATTTCACTTTTAATTTGCGGAACTGAATCTACTAACCATTGATTTGGTAATATTTTATCTATAATATTTGTATTATTAGATGCAGATGCGGATGAAGAAAAAATATTTCTTTGTTGATTAGGAACTAATACTTGTTGATTATTATGATTTTGATTATTTTTTGATTTATAGTATAATCGTGGATTATTACTATGATTAGATCTTACGTCATTCATTATTATAATATAAAGAAATAAAATATTTTAAAAAAATAAAAAACAAAATGTATTACGTAAAATATTTTATTTTAATTTATATAATTAAATATTCTAATTTTATTAATATTCTTAAATATTATTTATTTTATACGATTTATTAAATTGCATTTATTAGAATGATTTATATTCTTTATAGATAAATAATCTGTTTTATGTTTTATTTTTTCTTTTTCTTTCTTACAAGATAAATTTACATCTGGACATTCTACTTTTGGACAGTATAAACTTGGACATTCTACTTTAGGACAAGTAGGCTTAGGACATTTAAATTTTTCACAATTTACTTTAGGGCATTCTGGTATTTCTGGATATTCTGGCACATCCGGACATTTTATATTAGGACATTTTGGACATTTTGGACATTTCGGAATTTTTTCACATTTAGGGAAAGGGTGAGGAACACTGCTTTTTAAAACATATTTATTTAAATCTGGAAATTCATATTTAGGAACTTCTGATTTTAATACATATTTATTCATATTTGGTAATCGAGGACATATAGGAATTTCACTTCTTTTAATATAATCTTTCATATTAGGACAAGTAGGTATTAATGTTTTTTCAATATATTTTGACATATCAGGAATATCTGGAATTTGAGATATATGTCTATAATTACTTAAATCGACTTTATTACATTTTTCTGGCGCAATAATTTTTTTTATTATCGGTTTAGGACAACTTAGTTTCGGAACAGGTTTCGGCTTTTCACAAGTAGGGGGTGATGGTTTTTCACAAGTGCTAGGAGATGGTTTTGGAACATAACATGATGGTTCACTTAATGAGTAATTTGATTTAGATGAAACATCATTTGACTTATTTAAATTGTCTAATACTGTATCTACAGGTGTAATCGACGGGATAGAACTGGGTGTTTGTGGATTATAATCAGTAGTCATAGTTGACAATTCTGGTTCCATCTTAATATCATTTTCCTTTTTTAATACATCAACTGTAACACTAGCTTCCGCTGGAATTGCTTCAAATTGATCTAAATTATCAGTAAAATTTTCTACAATTTTTTTTTGCTTATATTGCTTAATATTTATATAATTTAATAGAAATAAAAAACTTATTAATATGAAAATACTATATAAAAATATTTTGCTATTCATTTTAATATAATAATATAAAATAATAATTTCTTAAATTTTATAAGTATTTTAAAAAAGTCCTTAAACTTTTATTTATAAATAAATATATATAATTTATTATCAATAATAATAAAATTAGAGAATTATTATTAACTTTTTAATTTTATTTTAATCTAATTTACATCCCCAACAAGGTATTTTATCCTTTCTAATATATCTATTATTAATTTCATCAGGTAAATCATCTATTTTTATATAATTGCTTAGATCCGGTATCTCTTGTTTTGTATCTGTATTATCTTTATTATCCATTTCATTATTATTATTAATAATATCATTATTTTCATCTGTTATGTTATTATTTTCTGATAATATATTTAAAATTTTTTGAGAAGATGAACAACCAGATTCATTTGTTTTTGCACAATAATCTTGAACTATTTTTTTACATTGATTTGATATATTTGGTAATTCAACATTTAAATCATCTTCATTGCATTCATCCGAAGTGCAAGGTGAATCTTTTGGAGCAAACGGACATACATATACACTGTTTAATGATACTTCATCCGTAGATACAGGTAATATATTATTCATATCACGTTTATTTATATCTGGTCTATCAAAATCAATATTTCTATCATGTCTTATATTTTTAATATAGTGATTTAATTCTACTATTTCTGGTGTTTCTAAACCTTTATTATAAAAAGCAAAAGTTTCTATCTTTCCACGAATCATTTTATTTGGATTTATTTCAATTTTATATTCTTCTTTATTAATAAAATTTTCTAAGATCTCTTTTTTTTCAATATTTTCTTCTGTGATTATATTTTCTTTAATAAAAGGCTTCTTTTTTCTAACATTTTTAAATAAATTATCTATAAAATTACTTGTTTTATTATATTTAGGATTAGATTTTTTAGTAGGTCTTATTTCAAAACCATCAATATATAAATAAAAATCTTTAGGTGTTCTTATAAAACAATATTGAGTATAATTCTGAGTTATTCCTACAACATATGTATAAATTTCATATTGTATATTATATTCAGAATGTTCATTGTTTAATCTTATATGAATTAGATTATCAGCACCATAATTATTTTCATAAACAATTTCTAGTATAAATGAGGGATAATCCATTCTTATTAATACTCCTTTATTATGCTCACTAAATTCACCTGTCCATAAAATTGTAAAATTGTCTACATCCGAAATAATTTTATTAGATTTTTTAATTATAGCATAAGTATTGTTTAAAATAATTTTTCGTTCAGATATACAACTATCTATATTTTTATTAAACTTAATATCATTTCCTTCCATACTTAAATCTTTCCAATATTGAGATTTTTCAGCTATAGAACTAAGTAAATGTGTTGTAAAAAAACCTACTAAATTTTTGGCTATTGGTAAGTCTGGTATTAATGGATAATCTCTAATCAATTCTATATTTGTAAAATATCTAAATCCTTCCGTATTATTTGGATTTTCACCTAATTTAATCATCAAATTACCTGTAATCTTTTCATCATTATCTATTTCAAGATTAGTAGGAGTTTTAAATGAGTGACTTCGATATTCCCATACTAAATCTCTTAGTGTTTTAGTTTTTATTAATTTTCCTAATTTTTCTATAACTAGATTTGATCCATCTTTTTTTCCCATTTCTAATTTAAATAATGATCTATTTCCATTCCATTCATCTGTATAAGCAACCCAACAACTTACTCTATAATCTATTCCTGGTTTTACATCTATACTAAGATCATATGAAGTTTTTATTATTTTTTTTTCAACAAAGGCTGTTTGTTTTAAAACAAAACTTCCTCCACTTCCTGGATTCGGTAATAATTTAATTATTGAATTTCCAACAGCAGAGCCAACTTTTTGTTTAGGTATCTTCCCTCCTGAAAAATTTCCATTATTAATTAAATTAGTATTAATTTCTATATTTTTATTAATAAAACTTTCTGATTCTAAATCATTAAAGTCCTCTATTAATATATAATATTTTAGTAAATATCCAAGTATAGCTAAAAATAAAATAATACAAATTGCATAAAATTGATTAATCATATTAGAATATATATATATTTTATTTTAATAAATTTAGTAAAATAAATATTAAACTGTCTATCTATATTTTTTCTGCTTTGTTATAATTATAATATTCACTTGAAAAAGTTCCATTTTTATTTGGATAATTTATTTTATCTTGTGAAATCCATCCTGGATAATAATAATCAGGATTATATATTTCTTTATACTCAAATTTCGGTAATATAGAACCTACTTCTGTCATTGATAAAGCACCTATAGGAACTCCTTTTTCTATTGTAGGACAAACTTTACTTATGGAATCTTTATTTGGTATACAAACCGGAGGTCTTTTTTGTGGCACACTCCAAAATTGAGGTGGTATATAACTCCATCCATATGCTGATGCAATTGTTTTAGAAGGTTCATTATGATTAAATTCATATTGTGGAGTATAATCTCCATTTGAATATTCTTCTTTAATTCTAACATTATCTTCTTTATTATGCGACATTAAATCAAAACTTTTTGCATCTGATGATTGAAAATAATTTACTGGTTCATCAACATTATCTTCTAAATTATTTTCTATATCAGATAATTTCTTATCCATTTTATCTAATTTATTATAAATTGGGTCAAATAATGTTTTAAAATTACTATTATTTACAATATTATTATTTATATTTAAATTTATAATATCATTACATTTCGGTAAATTATTTAATAAATTATATAAAGATCTTAATTCTGTTAATGATAAATTATTTTCATTTTTATTATTTGGCACATAACCTAAGGTTTTTTTAAAACCTTCATTTAAATATAATGAATATCCTTTTATAAATCTATTTACATAATTTATATCTTTCATTTTATTTGAACATTCATCATTTGATAACCAGTATTTTTCTTTTACATCTTTTATTTTATATAATAATTCTTCTTTTGGATTATATTCTTTATTACTTGTTATATTAACTATTTTTCTCTCATATGGAAGACATACATCAATTGAATCTCCTGTTTTTTTATTCCAACAACTATTTTTTTCAGAGTTATATCTATAATCTGGACCTCTACATGAACAATCTTTTAAATGTAAATTACTATTAACTTTTTTTTTATATTTATTTTGTGTTTTTATTTCACTATCAGCTTCAAAATCTGTATTATTTTTATTATCTTTTATAATACTATTATTATTATTGATAATATCATTTAATAAAATACTACAATTTGGCATATCTCCAATTATATTTAAAACTTTATCTATTAATTTTAATTTTGGATCTTTATCTAAATTATGATGTAAATAATTTTCAACCATTATTTCAATATGTTCTAGCAAATTTTTATTTTCAATTATTTTTTTTTTACATATTTCATCTTCATTTATATATTTAGATAATACTATTTTTAATTTTTTCATATCATTTTTATTTAAATATAAATCTTTAAATAAATCTTTTTTAGAAACATAATTTGTAAACTTATCTATGTGCCCTACTATATTATTAGTATTTTCAAAATTATTATCATATAACAAACTATTGTTATTATCTTTACCATTATCATACAAATCAAAATTATATTTATCTGTTTCAAGTTTGTAAACAAAATTTTTAGACTTAATTAATTCTAAATAAGCTTTTTCTCTATCTTTTATTGGAAATTCCATAACATATTTATATCCTGGTTCATCAAACATTTTTTTTGCTTTATGAGCCCAATAATTATTTAAATTATTAGCTATTTCTAAAAATATTTTATCAATTGTTTCTCCTAAAGGAATTACATTTAATACTTGTGAGCATTTAGAATTATCTAAATGATTTATAAACTCATTCAATAATATTTCTTTAATCGTATCTGTATTATTTATAAATACGTCTTCTAAATTATTTATTACACCTATGTTATTAAATAATCTTTTATTTGAATTTTTAATTATTTTTATAAAAAATTTATTTAATAAATCATTTATATCTATTTTTTTATTTTTTATTTCATTTATACATATAATATCATTCTTAATAAATTCTATCAATTTTGTTTTAAAATCTAAGTATTTTAATGATAATCTTGATAAATCATTATTTTTTTTTGATTTAGAATCACAATTTATTTGATTTGGACCAGCAGGAGTTTTTCCATCTTCGCAGCAGCCATATTGTGTGCCAGAACAGCTTCCTATCAATGGGTAAATCTCATTAGCATTTATTGATAGTTTTGAGTTAGGAGACCTTATTGCACTCTGGACTAGTTCTGAAGTTAGAACGGGTGCCTTACTTGGAACTGATGCCCTAATTGAAACTGGTGCAGGACTTGGAACTGATTGCCTTGTTGGAACGGGTGCCTTACTTGGAACTGGTGCCCTACTTGGAACTGGTGCCCTACTTGGAACTGGTGCCCTACTTGGAACTGGTGCCCTACTTGGAACTGGTGCCCTACTTGGAACTGGTGCAGAACTTGGAACTGCTGCCCTGCTAGGAACTGGTGCGGGGCTTGGAACTGGTGCAGAACTTGGAACTGGTGCAGAACTTGGAAATGGTGCAGGACTTGAAACTGGTGCAGGACTTGAAACTGGTGCAGGACTTGGAAATGGTGCAGGACTTGGAACTGGTGCNNNNCTTGGAACTGGTGCAGGACTTGGAACTGGTGCCCTACTTGGAACTGGTGCAGGACTTGGAACTGGGGCAGGACTCGGAACTGATTCTTGAACATTTGTTCTAATTGGAGCAGCTTTTGTTTTTTGTTGTTGAATAAATGGTTCTTTGTAGAAATTTATAAAATTATCTATAATAGTTTGTTTATTTAAATTAGAATTATTCACTTTAAATATTTTATCTAATTTTTTAATAAAATCAATATCATTTATAAATGACATATCGACTTTGTTTGAATCTGTATTTTTGTTATAATATTTAGATGAATTTATTAAATCTAATTTATCTTCTTCTGTTATTGAATTATTTATATTTTTTACACAATACATAGAACAATCATCGTCTCCACGAAGTCTACACATAACACATTCTTTTGTTCTTAGATTATTATTTGATAAATTAAGTTCATTTAATATATTAATGTCTTCTTTGGGTTTTATATTTTCAAATCCTTCTTCTATATTTGTTTCATTTGATTTTATATAACAATTAAAATTTTTACCCGTTCCTTTTGTGTATGTACAATTAACCGGGTTTTTTGATTTACCTCGTAATTTCCATTCATTATCATTATTATCCCATTTATTATCTTTTAAATTTATAATACAAGTATTATCATCTGTTGCGTATGATACTGCAGAATTAGTTATTTGAGCTTTTTTTTTACATTGATCTGCACTGATACCATTTTTTTCAATACGACGACCCCAAGGTGCATTAATAGTGCAATTTTGATTTTTTGGCCATCCTTTCACCGTCATACATTTTCCCTTACCTAAAAGTTCAAAATTATTTTTTGTAATTAATTTATTAGGAGATGTGTCTTGCAATGGAGAAGGTTTAGGCACAGTTATAGGTGGAGGAAGTGGTGAAGGTATAGGTACTGGTGCAGGTGGATGAACTTGTGCAGGTGGAGGAACAGGTGCAGGTGTAGGAAGTGGTGCAGGTGGAGGAACTGGTGCAGGTGGAGGAACTGGTGCAGGTGGAGGAACTGGTGCAGGTGGAGGAACTTGTGCAGGTGGAGGAACTGGTGCCGGTGGAGGAACTGGTGCCGGTATAGGCACTACAACTTTTTTATGAAAACGTTTCCATTTAGATTTTATCTTTTCTAAATAATTATTTTCAGATACTTCTGTATTATTGTAATATAGCCCACATAAACATTGATTAGCATAATGACCCTTGTGTCGTGAATATGTTGTAAATTTAGTAATTTTTGAAGTATTAGATACGGGAGAACTTTTTTGAGTAATCCATTTAGAACCATTAAATTGATGTATAGTTATAGTATAAGACTTTTGTATTTTTTTAAAATCAAAAATATATATAGCATCTTTTATAGGTTTTATTTTATTAAATGTTAATATAGGTGTTCCACTACCAAGGGGCATACATCTATATATTCCATTTTTATTAGCATTTCCATAAAATCCTATTGCAGGACCTGCAGTATTAGATTGTGATGTTGCTGGATATATAATAAAATTAAGATGATATGCAGGCATATCTCCTAAATCCTTATAAATAACAACAAAATGACACGTATCTATATGATTATTAATATTAAATTCAAGATAATGTCCGTGACTATGTTGAGGTATTGTTATATTATTAATACTAAGTTCTTTACCGCTTCCTAGATGTTTGGCGTTAATATTTTCATCTAAACCAGTTGATTTAATTAATGTTGTTCCAGATTTTGAAATACCGTCAAGAATAAATTCTCCTTTAAATCCATAGCCTTTAATAGAATTAGAAAAATATTCAATATTCCTTAATTGTGGTTGAATATTAGGGTCAAACCAATTTTTATCAATAGCATTATTAGATGGAAATAAAATTGAATTTTTAATAACAGAAAGTTTGTCACAAGATTTACATTTTGTAGCATAATTATTTTGTGAAAAATTATAAAAATTATTATAATCTTCTATATTATTAAATATTTTTAAAATATTATTATTTTTCCATAATAAAACTTTACCATTATCCTCTGTTAGAGCATCAGGACAATAATTATAAAAATTTTCTTTAATAGTTTTTTTATTTATTGTTAATATTAAAAATAATAGTATAAAAATAATTCCTAACACATATAAATTATTCATTATATATATTATATGATAATTTTATTATAAATATTATTTGATATTTTATTTAATATATATAATAAGATTATATTAATATTATCGTAATTTAACTCCTAAAACTTTTTGCATTTTCATAATAATACTATTATTAGGTATAGCGGTTCCATTTTCATATGATGTAATTACATCTGGTTTTTCATTAATTGATAATGCTAATTGTTTTTGATTTAATTTTTTAGCATTTCTTGCTTTTAAAATATTTGTTTTTAAATCGTGGCTTATTTTATCAATTTTAAAATTTTCAGTTTCTTGATCTAATTTTCTCATATTCATATCATTTGTATTTGAAGAGTTTTTGCTAATTTTTTTTTTTATTTCTTTATTTTCATTTTTATTAATTTTATTATTATTATAAAAAACAATAGTCTTCCAATCTTGATGTTCCATTACTTAATATAAATTAAATTATTTTTAAATATTTTTTTTTTTATAAATAATTATAATTAAAAAGAATAATATTAATATTGCTAATATAAATGTAAGAATAAAAATAATTGCAGTAACAATAAAATAAGGATAGATTCTGTTAAAACTATAATATATTAAAGGATCTATTAAATTTATTTGTATTTTTTTCATATTTTGATCTTTTTTAAGTTCTATAATTATTTTATCTAAAATATCTGATGCAAATTCACTTATCATATAAATATAAAGATATATATAAAAATAATATTATGACAGTATATAAAATTGAAAATTTTTTAAAAGAAATATATATAAAACGTTCTGGAGAATTTTGTAAAATAATGAATAAATATACAAATAAATCTTATGAGATAAATGTAGAAAATATAAAAATTCCTTTTGGAATAGAACAAACAAATAATAATTCAATAATATTAAAAATTAACTTAGATAATATAGATTTTAAAAATTATATAATAAAAATAGAAGAAAAATTGTTTAATTTACAATGTAAATTAGATAATAAAGATTATAGTTTACAATCACAAATATTAAAAAATGATAATTATGAAGATAAATTAATTTTAAAAGTAAAAATGTTTAATAACAAAATATTATCTAAAGTTTATAAAAACAATATAGAAATATCAATTTATGAAATAAATAATAGAGATATTTTAGATATAGAAATGAAAGGCAATATATATTTGAGTAAAGAAAATAAATTTATATTAAAATGGAATATTAATAAGATTTGCGTAAAATAACAAAATTTACTTTATAAATAAAAAATATTATATGACAACAAGTAGTATTGCCAAAAATTTAGTAATAAATCTAAATAAAAATAATTTTGATAAAAGTTTTGATATGAACTTTAATATACCTTGTAAAAATAAAAATAATATATATGAAGCAAAATTAATAACATCATTAGTGCTCAAATTACCACAATTAGAAATTAAAGCAAGAGGAAAAAATGAAGATGGAAATTATGAAGTTTGGTATGATTTAGATATAGAGAACAAAAAAAATGAAAATTTAATATTATGTTTACAATCATTAGATAAAAAAGCTATTGATTTAGCTATTGATAATTCTGTTACTTGGTTTAAAAAAAAAATTAATCATAATCTATTAAGAGATTCTTATCAACCTTTTTATGGCGAAGAGAATGATAAAATTGTATTAAAATTAGAAATACATGATGAAAAATTATTAGAAAAATTTAGAGAAAATCATATGTCTTTATGCACAATAGAAGGTTTAAAATTTTATGCAAATAAATATATGTATTCAATAGTAATAACAGATGTTTCAGAAAATAATGATGATTTAGAAAGTATTGATTTTATAAAATATTTAGATAAAAAAGATCCATTAAATAAAGTTTTAAATGAAGAGCAATCAGAAAGAATAGATAATAATATAATAGATGAATTAGGAGATATAGAATCTACAGAAATGAATTTAAAAAAAAATATAGAAATATCCACAATAAATACTAATCGTGAAAATTCCAAAGATAAAGTTAATATAGAAACTAAAACACGAAATTTAGATGAAGAAATTAGACAAAAAGAATTAAAAAATTTAGAAACAAAAATTTTAAAAAGAAGAAAAGAAGCGCGTGATTATTTTGTAAGTGCAGAGAAAGCTGGATTAACAGCATCAAAATTACGAAAAGAAGCAATAAAAAAGGCAGGGGAATTAAAAAAAATAGAAAATAAATTTGATGAATTAAGTCAAACAAAATCAAAAAATTAATTTTATATAATTATTATGAGATAAAACAAACAAATATTATATTAAGTGTTAAGATATTTAGTCATATTATAATAATAAGATTAATTAAATTAAAAGCTTATATAAAGATGTTTCATTTAAAATTTAAAATATTTTAAAAAAATAAAATATTTTGTAATTTAATTTTATTTTTATATTATATATAATATAATGGAAATAGTAGATTTAATTAAAATTGGATTAATAATGTTAACAGGTTTAATTTTATTATATTTGTATAATAGACATTCTAACCGTAAAAATAATATTAACGTAGAATCTGATGAACAAACTAATGAAAATTTTTATGCAAGGGGTGATGACAATGAAAATGAATATGAATCTTTTTTTACAGGAGATGATGATGAAAATACTCATACTGAGCATTTTAAAGATTCAAAAGATAATGAATATAATGTTCAACCTAGCTTAACAAATGGCTTCAATTATGAAAATATAGGTAATGATGATGAAAATTTAGTTGGAAATCAAAATCCAGGAGATTGTTTTCCTAAGGATCAATTAACACCTGATGAATTATTACCAGGAGATGTTAATAGTAAATGGGCACAAGTAAACCCAGCAGGACAAGGAGAATTAGGAGATCAAAACTTTTTAAATGCAGGATTTCATGTAGGAGTTAATACAGTAGGACAAACATTAAGGAATGCTAATCTACAATTAAGATCGGAACCACCTAATCCACAAGTAAAAGTTAGTCCATGGCTACAAAGCACTATAGAACCGGATAGTAATAGAAAACCTATGGAAATAGGTGGATGTAATTAATAATTAATATTTTTTTATTTAAATAAATATATAAATAAAAAAAATATGAATTTAAAAGCAAAAATTAAAGAATTTATTCAATATGATGATTATATTAATATTCAAAATAAAAAAATTAAAAATATTAAAAAAAAAAGAGATGATTTAGATAAAGAAATTATTAATTATCTTACAAAAAAAAATTTAACAAAGCAAAATATTAAATTAGAAAATTCAAAAATAATTTGCAAAGAAAGTAAAAGTTATAGTAGTTTAAATCAAAATTTTTTAAAAAAACATTTAAAATGTTATTTTAGTGAAAATTATACAAATATGTCTGAATTATCAATAAAAAATTTAGTAGAAGAAATATTAGATTATATTTTGAAATCAAGAAGTCAAAAAACTAAAATATCACTTAAAAGAATGTTAATAAATGATTCTATAATTTAGTTATATTCAATATATAATGAAAGAATCTGAAATAAATTTTATAAAAATAAATGATATAGTAAAAAAAAAAAATTTTATCAAATTAAAAAAAAATCAAATAAAAAATTGGTGTAATGATAATAATTTTGAAATAGATTATTTAATATCAAATATATTATTATTAATAAATAATAATGATATTATACTTAATACTAGTTTAGATAAATTTATAAATGAATTTATTATATTTACAAATAATAATTCTTTTTAATTATTTAAAAATAATTTAATATTAATTTAATTAAAATGAATTGGTTAAATGTAGTTAAAAATAATAAAAATCAAAATTTTAAAATGAATAATAAAATTTGTACATCAAATCAAAGGATAACAGATATTATGTATAATAAAAATTTATTTGATATATATTTATTAGATAAATTAATTAATAATATAATTTTGTTAAAAGAAGATTTATATGAAAATTTTCCATATATTTTATGTAAAGCAAATTCATTTAATATTGTTAAATTTTTATTAAAGTACATTGATTATAGTAAAACTATGTATAATTATTTAGATTTTAATGAAAATTTAAGTGATAGTGATAATGATGATTCTTAAAAATATATATATAAAAATTATGTTTACTGGATTATTTTTAAATATGTATTTTTAATTTTATATAAAGATAGTTTAATTTTAATATTTTTCTATTAATTAATATTAATGAATAATTTAGTTATTGATGATTATTGCGATTTAACTGAGGAAAATATATCAAATATAGAAAAGAATTTTGTTAATAGTAAAAGTAATATTAATATATTATTAATTAGAAATGATTATAGAATTGATAAAACAAAACCAAATAATTTGTTAGGAGATATGACCAAGCATTTAATTATATACAATGGAATAATTTTTATAGATACGGGTTATTTAAATAATATACAAGGTCCAACAGGTATGATAGGTCCAACTGGTCTATCAGGAAATATAGGTTCTACAGGTATAAAAGGTGATAAAGGAATAATAGGTTTTAGAGGTTCTGATGGAAATAAAGGTGAAAAAGGAAAACAAGGTGCAGTAGGGTTAATGGGATGCTTAGGTGAAAAAGGAATTAAAGGAGATGTTGGAGAAAAAGGATTGATAGGTGAAAAGGGAATAATAGGAAATATTGGAAAAGAAGGAGAAAAAGGAGATATAGGCGAAATAGGTTGTACAGGAATTAAAGGCGATAAAGGATTTTTTGGAAATCAAGGTATAAAAGGAGAAAAAGGAAATATCGGTATTCAAGGAATTAAAGGTGAAGAAGGTATTCAAGGAAATATAGGACCAATTGGTTTGGAAGGTATTAAAGGGATTAAAGGAGATATTGGACCTAACGGAAATAGAGGAAAAATTGGACCAATAGGAATACATGGAAATACTGGCCCAAAAGGAGTAAATGGAGAAGTAGGTGATAAAGGTGATATAGGTGAAAAAGGTTATATGGGTTTAATTGGGCCTCAAGGAATTAGAGGAGATAAAGGAATAAAAGGATATCAAGGAAATATAGGATTTAGAGGAGATCAAGGAGATACTGGAATGATTGGAAAAAAAGGAGAAATAGGAAATATGGGAATTCAGGGTATTCAAGGTTTAGACGGAATTTCGGGAGTGCAAGGATTACAAGGTGAACAAGGGGAAATAGGTAATAAAGGAGAAAAAGGATCATTAGGTATTATAGGAGAAAAAGGAGATAACGGAGATAAAGGAGAAATAGGTGAAAAAGGATTGATAGGTGAGAAAGGAAATATAGGATTAAAAGGCGAAGAAGGAAATCCTGGTAATAAAGGAATAGAGGGAGATACAGGAATAAAAGGAGAAATAGGAGAAAAGGGAGAAATTGGAAATTTTGGAGGAATGTCGTTTACATATATTTTTGTCTCACAAAAAGAAAATTTATTAAATAATGGTTTATTTTCAATTAATCAAAATAAAAATGAATTTATAATTAATAATATTGATAATAATAATAATAATATTTGTTCTTATTTAGAAAGTATTAATGATAATGAAATAAAAGGTTGTATAAAAATATCTAGTAAAAATAATTTTAATAAATTTATATTATTTATTATAGAAAAAGTATATATATATGAGGATTATTCTAAAATTTTAATAAAAAATTTTGAAATAAATAATGAAAGTATAAATTTTGAACAAAATGAAATTTTTTTAATAACATTAGCAAGAATAGGACAAAGAGGAGAAAAAGGCATAGATGGAAAAAAAGGTGATAAAGGACATATAGGTTATATAGGATTAAAAGGAAATTTTGGTGAAAAAGGAGAAAAAGGAAAAATTGGTGAAAAAGGTGAAAAGGGATATATAGGAACAAATGGAAATAAAGGAGAAAAAGGGGATGAAGGAACATTTAGTTCATTTGTTAAATTATATATGAAAAGTTGTTTAAAAATCTATAATAATAATACAACTATATTAGAAATATTAAATAATAATAAAAATAATATAATTACTAATCCGGAAATTTACAATATAAAAAATAATTATATAGAATTTAAGTCTGATTTATATCTTAATATATTTTTTTCAATAAGTATTAAAAATAAAAATTATGATATAAATGATGATATAAATATTGTTTTGCAATATTCAAATTTTAATGATGATTTCATAGATATAGAAGAATCTAAATTAGTATTTAATTTTTCTGATAGTTTTGATAATAATTTCATTTTAAAACAAAGTAATACATATATAGGTAAATTTTTTGAAAATTCAAAATTAAGAATACTATGCACTTCAAATAATAATGGTAAAAATTTCTATGATTATGATTTATTGTTGATTATTTTTGATTTAAAAGGAGGAAAAGTAGGACCTATTGGTTTAAAAGGAAATAAAGGAGAAAGTGGTATACAAGGACAAATGGGTGTAGAGGGTCATCAAGGAATACAAGGAATATCTGGAGAAAAAGGTTCTCAAGGTTTAATAGGAAATAATGGTAAAAAAGGAGAAAAAGGAGAATTAGGTGAAACGGGATTAATAGGTTTAGATGGAAATGAAGGTAAAATAGGAAAAATGGGAGATAAAGGAGTAAAAGGGGATAAAGGTTTAAAAGGAGAAATTGGAATTCAAGGAATTAAAGGTGAACGTAGTGAAAAAGGAGACAGAGGTTTAGTAGGTGAATTAGGTGGAAAAACATTTTATTATACATATTGTGAAAATGATATAGAAATAGGAAATTTAAAAATAATAAATGATAAAACTATTTATATACATTCTAAAAATTTAAATAATGAAATAATAACAGATTATTTACAAACTATAGAAGATAATCATAATATAATAAAAGGTTATTTAAAAATTTCAAATAAAAATGATATAGACAACTTTGTATTATTTGGTATAAATAGTATTAAAAATAATAATAATAGACCTTTTTATTTACATTCTGATATTGAAGAAATAAATGTAACAATCTTAAAAGGCTGTAAAGAATTTATTAATAATGATAATTTAATAGTCACTTTAGCTAGAGTTGGACAAATTGGAGATAAAGGACAAAAAGGACAAAAAGGAATAGAAGGATCAATTGGAAATAAAGGATTAGAAGGGTCAAAAGGCGAAAGAGGTTCAAAAGGTGATAGAGGAAACATAGGTATTAAGGGTGAAATTGGAAATACAGGAAAAGAAGGTAAAAAAGGAGAAATTGGATTAATTGGAGAAAAAGGAGATAATGGTGAAAATGGAGAAATCGGTGAAAAAGGAGAAAAAGGAGAAAAAGGATTTATAGGTATTCAAGGAAATATGGGACCTAAAGGAGAAAATGGAATAAAAGGAGAGATAGGTATTATTGGTTCAAAAGGAGAAATAGGTAATAAAGGAGAAAAAGGATCTAATGGAGAAAAAGGAATAGAAGGAAATATAGGAATGAAAGGTTATAAAGGATCTATTGGTATTCAAGGAATTATAGGAACAACAGGATTAATGGGAAAAACAGGAGAAAAAGGTGAACAAGGTCAGAATGGTAATTTTGGAGGAAAAACATTTACTTATACTTATAAACAATTTTGTGATAAAAAAGGTAATTTTTATATTGAAAATAAAAAAATTTTTATAAATAACTATGATTTTAATGGAGATAAACTAAATGATTATTTACTAACTATTAATGATTCAATATTAAATATAAAAGGATATTTAAAAATAAGTAATATACACGAAAAAGATAATTTTATATTATATGAAATAAGTAATATTGAACAAGAACCAGATTCAACATTTATTATATCTATAATAAAATTAAGTGATAATTATAATTTAAATATAAATGATTTAGTATATTTAACCTATTCAAAAATTGGAACTATTGGTAAATCAGGACTTAAAGGAAATAAAGGAGAATCTGGAGAAAAAGGTTTTAATGGTGAAAAAGGAGAAAAGGGTTTTATTGGACAAATTGGTATAAAAGGAGAAAAAGGTAATAATGGATCAAAAGGAGAACGTGGTCAAATAGGTATAGTATCTATAGGAGATAAAGGTGAAATAGGAAATAAAGGATTAAAAGGTGATAGAGGTAATCCGGGAATACAAGGTCTTGAAGGTGATAGTTTAGATTTTACGACAGTTAATTCTATTAATGGGAATATTAAAAAAGTTAATCTTGAATTAGAAGAAAATTTATATTCTGGTTCTACTTCAAAATATATAGCTGCTAATAAAATTATATCAGGACAACCTGTTAAATTAAAAATAGAGGAATTAGGAAATGTTTATGCAAGTGACATTGATTTTAATACTAAACAGTGGGAACTAATTGGTATAGCTTGTCATGATTGTGATAAAGGAGAAAGTATTAACATATTAAAAAATGGATTTATTACTTGTAATTTTAAAAGTCATTGTAATATAGGAAATATAGGAACACAATTATATGTTAATATTTATGATACTAAATTTTTGACAGAAAAAATTAATAAATTAAAAATTGGTTATATGATATCTACTAACTTATCAAATAATTGTTGTTTTATTAAAACTCATAATTTTTCTGAATGGGATGGTGCACAATGTATTCAAGGTGATAAAGGAAATGTAGGTGATATTGGAAATAAAGGAAACAAAGGAGAAATTGGAATACATGGTATAGGAATGCAAGGTAAAAAAGGAGAAAAAGGAAATATTGGTGAACAAGGTTTAATAGGAGAGCAAGGAATTCAAGGTCCTATTGGATTGCAAGGACCTAAAGGTCCCGAAGGAAAAAAGGGAATAATGGGACAAAAAGGTGAGCAAGGAAATATTGGTTCTATGGGAAATCAGGGAATAATTGGTGAAAAAGGTATAAAGGGTGAAGAAGGAATTATGGGGGGAAAAGGAGAAATAGGTTATATAGGAGAAAAAGGTAATGAAGGCAAAAAAGGTGAACAAGGTTTACAAGGAAACTTCGGAGGTATATCATTAGAATTAAATTGTTGTGATGAAAAAATATTAAATATTAATGATATTTTTATTGATTATGTAAATAAAGAAGTTTCAATATACAATTCTAATAATATAAAAAATTTTGTTGAAGTTATCAAATATAATAAATGCTTTGTCAAAGGATTTCTAAAAATTATTAATTTAGATAATACAAACCAATTTAATTTTATTAATATAAATGAAATTTTATATACTAATCAAAATATTATTATATTTAAATGCACTTTTATAGAAAATGATTTTAAATTTGATATTAATAATAGAATTATTTTGTGTTTGGTTAGAATAGGTGATTTGGGACAAAAAGGAGAAACTGGGAATAATGGATTAAATGGGGATAAAGGATTAAAAGGAAATATAGGAGAAAAAGGATTAAAAGGAGATTTAGGACTAAAAGGTATCGAGGGTGCTGTTGGCATATCTGGAATAAAAGGAGAGCCTGGTTATAGAGGATATCAAGGTGAACAAGGTTCTATTGGTCCACAGGGTATTCCTGGTATAGATGGACCACAGGGAATTAAAGGTGAGCAAGGAATAAAAGGAGTAAATGGAATTCAAGGAAACATTGGAGATAAAGGAGATAAAGGAAATTATGGTAATGATGGTTTACAAGGTAATAAAGGAGATAAAGGAAATATAGGCACTAAAGGAAATAAAGGAGATAGAGGTTTTATTGGTGAAAAAGGAATAGATGGAAAAATAGGATTAAAAGGAGATATTGGTGAAAAAGGAATAATTGGTTTAAGAGGAAATAATGGTGAAAAAGGCGATAAAGGAAATATAGGATTATGTGGTATACAAGGTCAAAAAGGTAATCAAGGAAATCAAGGAAATATAGGAGAAATCGGTGAAAAAGGTGTCAGAGGTGAAAAAGGTATAAAAGGAGAACAAGGAAGTATAGGAGAAAAAGGAGATATAGGTTTAAATGGAGTTCAAGGAATAAAAGGCAATAATGGTTCTCAAGGTTTAATAGGGTTAAAAGGAGATATAGGTGAAAGAGGAAATATAGGTCCTATGGGATGTATAGGTGAAAGAGGAAATATAGGTGAAAAAGGCGAAAAAGGAATCGTTGGTTCTATTGGTCTACAAGGACTTACAGGAAATAAAGGAGATATTGGTATAACTGGAAATACAGGTGAAAAAGGAAGGGAAGGTGAAAAAGGTAATCAAGGCATTCATGGAATAATCGGAAATAAAGGATTAAAAGGAAATATTGGAAATAAAGGAGACAAAGG